GGAGCCAAAGGAAGAACAGTCGTAGCAAATACACCTAAAGCAAAAGTAAAAAGCAAATGAGGAAGGAACACAAAAGCGAAAAGGGAGGACTCACAGCAGCTGGTCGTGCCTACTTCAAGCGCAAGACTGGTGCTAACCTCAAGGCTCCGGTCACGGAATCCAATCCCAAGGGCAAGAAGCTAGCTCGAAAGAAATCATTTTGTGCCAGAATGTCTGGCGTTAAGGGTCCAATGAAGGATTCAAAAGGAAGACCAACACGGAAGGCACTGGCCTTGAAGCGTTGGAAATGTTAATAATTAATGCAAGAATACAGGTCATACGCTAACTTAGACGACCGCATCCTTAATGACGGGGATGTAGGTTTTGCTGGGTTCAATAATAGGCTTAGACCTGATCAGCTACAGGGCGGGATGCTGGTTGACTCCCAGAACATTCGACTGGATCGCAATGGTGAAGCACAGGTCCGCAAGGGTATCGAGGTGATTGAAGCCCCGTTTGCCGTAGGTGGAGATGTCCTTAGACTGCCTACTACAGCAGAGATTGGAAACGGAAGCACGGCGATGCTTCCTACGACCATTGAGTCAGCTAACCTAGTTGGTGCTGATAATAAGGTCAGCATCGTCATTAATGACCCAGCGGTAGAGGCTGGTCATACATTTGTAGCTACTAATGCTGTGACTGTAGAGGGTCTAGGATTTTCTACAGTTGATCCTAACGGATTAAAAACTTTAGCATCCGTAACCGATAATGCTATTACGGTTGGAAGTTTATCTATTGGAAGAACTTATACAATCAAAACCGTAGGCAGCACGGACTTCACTGCTATTGGCGCTTCAGCAAGTACTATAGGCGTGACGTTTACTGCTACAGGAGCAGGCTCTGGAACTGGTACAGTTACAAACACTAAGACACTTAAATATGACTTATCGGGAAGCAATGAAAGCTACAGTGCAGCTGTTGCTTTGCCAGAAGACCTTATAACAACAGCAGGAAACTTTTTAGTTGGAAAAACTTATACCATTCAGAGTGTAGGTAGCACGGACTTTACGGCTATTGGCGCATCTTCAAATTCCGTAGATGTTGCTTTCACTGCTACAGGAGCAGGATCAGGAACTGGAACTGCCTCCTTCAATCTGAGTGCCAATACAACACAGGCCGTTATTGGTTTCAACATGCTGCTTGACCAAGGGGCAGTCACCGAGGTATATGCTAGTACTGCGTTCAGTGACCCCAATGACAATGCAAGTCAGTACCTCCTCATTGCCTCTAATCTAAAGGTTGTTACTAAGAACCTAGCTACGGATGCAACTGTAGATATTGCTTACCCAGCAGGCGAAACTGTACCTCCTGCGGCATCAATGCTTCAGACATTTAACAAGGTGTTCATCTTCCGCAAGGGTCAAGTAGCCCTGGAGTGGGATGGTTCCTTTAGCACCGTAACTGCGGGTAGCTTTGTCGTTGGAAGAACCTATACAATTACCGCAGTTGGCAATACTGACTTTCAAGCTATTGGTGCTTCGGCAGATACTATAGGCGTTACTTTTACTGCTACGGGTGTAGGATCAGGGACTGGCACGGCTACATCTGCATTCTCTAAAGTAGCAAGCGGAACTTATACACAGCCAGTGCCTCTGTCTCTTACTGATATTGATTACGCTAGTGGTATAGCTACAGCTACTGCAAGTACAGCAGCAGTTGCTACCTTGCTAGTTGGGGACACTTTAACTTTTACTGATGCGGGTAGCTCTACTTATGCTGTAGGTGATACCATAACTGTTAAATCAATACCTAGCACAACTACCTTTACCTTTGCCTCAGACAAAGCTGACGCTACCAACAAAAATGGTATTGTCCAAAAACGAGTATCCGTAGGTCTTGGGTTCACTCATATGCCTGCCCCAGAATTTGCTGTCTACCATCAGCGTAGACTAGTTATGCCCTTTCAATTCTCAGTCAATGCAAGTGCGAACTCATATACATCAAGGGGAATCCTTGATGAGGTCATTGCGTCCGATATTCTGGACAGTGATACCTATGACCAAATCTACGCTCAGTACAGATTCAACGCAGGTGAAGCTGACTTTACTGTAGGTCTGCACTCCTTTTCTGAGGACAACCTAATGGTGTTCAACCGTAACAGCATTCACTTAATATCTAACACAACTGCGTTGCAATCAGCTAGCACTAAACTATTGACCGACGAGGTTGGTTGCATCGCTCGTCAGACTATTACACAGGTAGGCAATCAAGTAATATTCCTGTCCGATAATGGTGTTTACAGTACTCAGTTCTTTGATGAGTACAACCTTCGTGGAACCGAGACTCCACTGAGTGAACCAATTAACGAGACAATCAAGAGCATCAACAAGGATCAAAGCACCCAGGCTGTAGCCGTTTACTTTGACAATCGTTACTTTATTGCTGTACCATTGGATGATGCCCTTCGCAATAACGCTATACTTATCTACAACTTCTTGAACAAACAATGGGAGAGCATTGATAATGTTGATAGCGAGGACTGGGACATTGAGAACTTAATAGTTGCTGGTGAAGGAAGTCAGAGAGGTGTTTACGCTATTAATCGACTAGGCGGTATTCACAAAATAGATGCCCGTCTGCAGGGTGATGACTTAATAAACGTAAGCATTGGAAGCTCTAATTTAACTAGGGATGTTAAGGGAAGTATCACTACCCGTCAGTATACATTCGGCAACATGACCAGAAAGAACTGGAAGGAGTTCCAGATGCACGTAGAAAGTAGTGCAGACAATGCAAGTAACTTTGACCTATCCGCTGAGACAGAAAACCCTGACGGAACCTTTACTTTAGGAACCCTAAACAGCTTCAACGGTAATGCTAATCTGCCGAAGGCAGAGGATGTGTCCATCCGTGGTAGAATAGGTAACCGCAGAGGTCACGGGATTCAATTTACAGTAAACAATACACAAGGACGACCAAGAATTAGGTCACTACAAACTCAAGGATCAACCTCCTTTAGATCAACACAGAAAGCAGAATAATGGCATCACCTATAGTAAAAGGACAGGCGTTTGGCACAACCGAAACAGTAACCGCAGCTAAGTTGCAGAACATTGTTGATAACGCAGCATTTAAGGACTTCGACGGAAGCACGGAAGTATTCAATGTAAGTGGTTCAACCGACATTGGAACCTGTGTACTTGCTGGTGGTCTAGCAGTTAAGACTAGCACTGGCCAGCTGCAAATTAAGGACAACGGTGTTACACTGGCAAAGATGGCGACTCAAGCCGATCAGACAGTCCTTGGCAATGTATCGGGTGGGACTGCTGTTCCTACTGCTGTGCCTATCGTAGGTGCGGCTGGCATACTGGTTAACTCGGACTCACTTGGGACCGATGATACTAAGGGTGCGACCCAAGGTAATATTAAGGCTTATGTTGATGCTGGGACTGCAACTCAAATAGGTGTAGGACAAACTTGGCAAGGTGTGTCACGCTCGGCAGGCGTTAGTTATCAAAATACAACAGGTCAACCTATAATGGCTGCAACAATGTTTACGGGGTCAAATTCTTTTCAAATATCAACAGACAATTCTAGTTGGGTTACTGTTGACCAATCATTAAGCGGCACAGACGAATCACATTGTCAGGTTATTATTCCAAACAATCATTACTATAAAATAACAGGTGGAGGTATTAGGTTTTGGTCAGAATTACGTTAATGAACTCACTCCTGCAATCAATTTAATACATCAATAATATGGCAATTATAACATCAGGAAAAACCTTTGCTAACGGCGAACAGCTGTCAGCTAGTAAACTTAATCAAGTAATTACAGCGGCTACTTTTAACGCATCCGACGCTGTTGATGGTAGTACGATGACCCTCATTGGGGGTGCGATGGCAGTTGCTGATAGTGGTATTACAAAAGCTAAGATAGAAAATGTAGCCAACATGAAGGCCCTTGGCAATACTTCTGGAAGTGCAGCGTCGCCTCAGGAGGTTGCTATTCTGGACGAGGATAATATGTCCTCGGACTCAGCGACTTCGCTAGCGACACAGCAAAGTATCAAGGCTTATGTAACTGCGATGCGACCAAAGTTTGTGGCTCTTACGGGAGGAACAACGGCTTTATCAAAAACAACCGCATTAGTATCAACTGAAGACTACACATATAATATAGCAGATTTTACATCCAGTGATTCTGATTATGGTACGAATGGTCATCTTAAAATTGTTGCGCTGGTTATAGAGGGTTTTACCAGTAGCAATGAGAATTTAAATTCAGTACGGGTAAGTTTGCCAGATGGAACTGACACCATAATATGTTCTACATCTGCGGATAGTACTGCTGATTTTACTCAGGACCACGCATCATCAAATATTCCAATTAATTCTGGTCAATCCTCGATTGTAATTAAACACTCAGTAGGTGATGCACAAACCTCTGCAGCAGTATCCACAATCAAAGGAGCAATTATCCATCCTGGCCTGTAGCACTAATGAACCCCCTCCTGCAATCAGTTCAAATAGCATTGCAAAATGCCGAACAGAAAGAAGCCATTGACCTTATTGATAGGGTCGTGGATTTCTGCATTGAACACGAGAACGGGAAAGTATTTGATGGCTGGGAAGAAGAAATGATACGCCTTATGGTTGCATACCACTGGGCGAAGCAAACCTTAATTGTTCATCACAATGAAGACGAAACCATTAGGGGTGTATTTATGTGGTATAATTGCAACAGAGATGACGGGTGGAGTTTTATAAATAACTGGGAGCCTGACAGAGAAGACGGAGATAGTATATTTTTAGCTTTTGTTTTTTCTGAGGGCAAGAACTCCTTCAAGAAGTTAACACGGGACTTCGTTGATAAATGCCCAGAGGTACTTACTAAAAATAAAATAGGCTTAAGATACAGAAGCGGATTCCCTAAGCGGATGAATTACAGCAATAAACTTTTTAAAAAAATCATTAACAACTAAATATTATGGGTGGCAAAGGCGGAGGCGGAACAACAATACAACAACCTGATCCAATCGATCCTGGTTCGTCAATGGGCGAATACCTGTTCGGAAAGGGCTTCAACAATTACCAAGGCGTTACTGACCCTAGATTGCAGGATAAGTTAATCGGCGCAGAGGCAACGTATCGTCCTCAGTACACCGCCCTTGAGCTTGCGGACATTGGAGTAATGGCTCGTGGTCTTGAAGGTGGTACAGATAGCCCTGCGTATCAAAGACTAGAAGTCCAACTCGCTGGCCTAGAAGCTGGCGCAGCTGCTGGCGGAAGAGAGCTAAACAGTGAAGAGGCAATGAAGATTGCCCGTGCGGCTGCTGGCCCAGCTCCTCTCGACTACTATATGTCAAAAGGGAAAAAATACAGCAGAACAGGACCGTTTGGCCGAATGTTTGGTCAGTTTTCCAAGGGCATGGGCGGCAAGACTTATGATGAAGAACTAGCAGCATACAACAAGGAAGTTGACCAAATAGCACAATCTCTTGGATCAGGATCAAGTCGTGAATCCCAGATTGCTTCTATTAAAGCGCAAATGACTCAGCTTGAAGGGCAAAAGGGTACAGCTGGATTGTTCGACCTTCTAGAAGAGCAGTCAACCCGTGCAGGTGCATTGCAGCGTGAGCAGTTACAGTTACAGCGTGAGTCCGACGTAGGTGCATTACAGGAGTTCGCACCTCAAGTAGTTGAGGCTTACCGTTCTGCTGATCCCTACAGCACAGAAATTGCAGAGAGTATGTCCCGTAAGGCTATGGGTCAACTGACTCCAGAAGAGGAACGCAACGTACAACAACGGTCCAGGCAAGCAAGTCTAGCGAGGGGTCGCATCGGTGACTCATCATCCATTGCCGCAGAGGCACTTGGTCGTTCGGACTACACCTCGCAGTTCGCAAAGCCAGCCTTTGACATGAACCGTTTACTAGCAGGTGACGTAGGTAATACTATCTTAGGTCGTCCTTCGTCT